TAAGGCTTTCTTGTTAATCGCCAGCGAGAAATCACGCTCCAAACTGCGTTCAAATGGTCCCATGGCAGTCATATAACTACGACCATCGTAGCTTAGTTCCAATGGAATAGAAAAATGCATCATTGTTTATTCCGTTCTTGTCCTAGCCTAACGATGAAGAGCTATGGCAGGCAGTTTGTTTATCGTGTGGATGATGGAAAGAAGGCCGTAATAAATGCTTCGGACTACCGTCCTTATTGGCTTCCACGCACGCCTCAACATTATCAATGGCGGCCAGGGGAGGAAGTGGTCTACATTCAACCGACGGCTGCTGGCTGGATGGCCACCAGCTTAATTGGCACGCTTATTGGCTTTGTCGAGCAAGGTAAACGGCAAAAAGCCGTCGTCATTTGGCATGACGAGACGGAGATTAGCCCTACAATCAGCATGCAACGCTTGCGCCCCGTCACACTATTCCATGGCTCCCATTGACCCCCTCCAAGACGGCATCAGCATGGTGCGCCTCATCGATTGGATGGGAAATGCTGTTGACATTGTTGCCGATGCTCGTCAAAGTTTTGACACGGAGCAAGGCGCATGGTCAGAGCGCGACCAAAAGCTTCTCAATTATCTCGTCAAGCACAAACACACCAGCCCGTTCCGTGGCGTCGTGTTCAAATGGCAAGTGAAAGCTCCGCTTTTTATTGCTCGCCAATGGTGGAAGCATGTCATTGGTGGAGCCTATGCCAATGATCAGCTTGGCTGGAACGAAAAAAGCTTTCGCTATTGCGAGGCCGAGGAGGATCAGTTTTATATGCCTCGCCAGTTCCGTTATCAAAGCGATAACAACAAACAAGCCTCTGCAGGGCCCGTCGAGGAGGCGCTCAACCATTGCTGCATGATTGAATATGCCAAGGGCTTACAGGCCGCTAAACAGGCTTACAACAGCCTTCTGGCGATGGGAGTGAGCAGGGAGCAGGCGCGAGGCGTCATGCCGACTGCCGCCTATACCAGTTTTGTCTGGACCTGCAGTTTGCAGGCTCTTCTGCATTTCCTTAGCCTTCGTGATGCTCATGATGCCCAAGGCGAAATCCAAGCCTATGCTCAGGCTCTTCATGCTTTAGCACGTCCTATTGTGCCCGAAGCATTTGATGCTTTTGAAGCCAATGGCCATTCCTTTTGAACCATTTCCCATTGAAGGAGCCCCCAAAGTGTTTGATTCCGTAGACCGTCCCGCCCATTATGCCTTTGGCAGCATTGAATGCATTGAGGCTCTTGAAAGTTGCATGAGCGTAGAAGCTTTTAGAGGCTTCCTCAAGGCCAATGCAATTAAATATTTGTGGCGTTATGAAAATAAGAACGGCCTGGAAGATTTAAAAAAAGCCAAGTGGTATTTAAAAGCTCTTATTTTTGCGCTTGAAAATGATGAAGAAATGGAGGCATTGGCTGCTCTTGAAAACAATTGCAAAGATGGTTTTTGTCCCATGCCAGGCGCTCGCATTGGAGATCGTGCCGTTGATGAGCCAATGTTTAGCCCAATTAACGACGTTTAAGCAGCAAAGGCCCCTCCTAAAACAAAGCCCCCAATAATGGGGGCTTTTTCTTGCGACGGAATATAAAGACCACGCTCTTCTGCGTAGGCTTCAATGTCCTGCAGCGAAGTGTGGGCGCTAACAAAGCTATGCTGATACACCCACATTGTCAATAGTTCTTCTCGTTTTGCAGTCCAGAACTGCTGAGGACGCCACCATTCAAAAATAGGCTCTGCCCCCTTATCAAGATTGCAGCTTTTGCATGATGGCACTAAGTTATATTTTGCAAAATGCGGACCGCCTTTGCTTTTGGGAACAATGTGGTCAATAGTAAGCTTTTCGTTCCATTTTCCACAATAGGCACAAGCACAATGGCCAAGTGGTCCTTTCAACGGATAGTCTTCAAAAATACTTTTTCTAAAACGTCTGCGGGCATCTCCAGGGCGAAGTTCAATGAGAGAATGTAAAAGCTCATCGGGACTGTTCGCTCCAAGCATGGCATTATTAAATTTTCTTGTTCCCAATCTATCTCCCTCTAATCGTCTTTGGAGATTATTTATAATGAAAACAAGGGCGGTCCTTAATGAAAAACTTTCAAGAAAGCTTGGCCAATTTTGTTGCCACGGTAACAGCAGGCATGCTGCTGTCTACAGGGGCAATGTTGATTACAGTGGGCAATCAACAAGTTAAGGTGGCCACGCAAATTGAAAGCATTACGGAAAAACTAGATACTCTCACCGAGAACATTACGGCTTTAGAAGAGCGCGTGCGCTCGCTAGAAATTCGACGCTAGGCTATAAACAAAGCCCTTCATTATTACTGCCATGTCTGGCGCAGAATGGTTCATTATTGGCGGCATCCTTATTGGCGCTGCAGATCAAATTCTTGATCGTTCCCCCCTCAAGAGCAACAATATGCTTCAACTCCTCATGGAAGGTTTGAAGACTATTTTCCGCGTGGGGAAATAATTCACGATGGAAGCCGAAAACAAGGTTTTCTGGGACAAATGCTTTGCCATTGCCAAACGGCTTGGCTCGCGTTATCCCGAACTTGCGGCGGCTCAGTGTTGCCTGGAAAGTGGCTTTGGCAAGCACACGTCTGGCAAAAACAACTATCTGGGCCTGAAAGGCCCTGGCACTGCCACAACCACGCAGGAATGGTATGACGGCCAATGGGTGACGATTACGGCTGGCTTTATTGATTTTCCTTCCATTGAAGCTTGCCTCGATTATCTTGTCACGCGATGGTATAAAGACTATCGTCATTTCAAGGGTATTAACAATTCGCCCAATCGTTATGCCGCTGCCCGTGCTTTATATGAGCAGCGTTATGCCACTGATCCTGAATATCCTGCCAAGCTTTCACGCTTGATGAAAGAATACTCTCCTGAATCTTCCAAAATTATCATGGTTGGCCCCAAAAAACGTCCGCAAGACTTCGGCTTTAAACAAGGCGATTCCCATCTAATTGTTAATGACATTAGCGAAACCATGAAAGCTTTCTCGTTTGAAGGAAAGCTTTTGTGGGAAATCCCTTGTCTGGCTCGCGGGCAATATAGTGATTTTGAATTTAAACTCACCAATTCTGACACACCCCCTGGGGTCTATAAAATTGGCCAAGTGTATAAAGACTACGAACGAGTGGGCGATAAGCCTGCTTATGATCGCACCCTTATGGCTTATGGCTGGTATAGCTTCGACATGGTGGAGCTAGAAAACCAAGAGAATAAATATGGCCGCGCTGGAATCATGATTCACGGTGGCGGAAGTGCCTGCGGTTGGCCTGGCGCATGGGCCCCAATGCAAAAATTATTCCCTACTCACGGTTGCGTTCGTTGCCATAATTCCGACCTGAAAAGTCGGCTTTTACCACTGACAAAATTTGGAACTATTTTTGTTAGCGTCTATCAGGAAGGATGAGCAAACAATCCTGGGCCAATGCTTTGTGCTATGAAGCAGGATTATGGGCCGCTACTAGGTGGCCCTCTCTTGTTTTTAAGCCATGGTTCAAGATGCTCATGGCTTATTGCCGTCCTGACTGGGCAGAGTGGAAAACAAAAATTGTTATGGAAAAAGTGGACCAACAAGCTGCCGTGTTGGTCAAACAATGGGAAAAAGAAGAACGAGAAACCAAAGCAAATGCCTTAGCTAGTGAAGCTCAAAAGCTTTTTCCTGCCGCCAAAATTACGCCCTTGCCCAATGCCATTGTTCCGTCTGTCATGATTGAACAAGCCCCACCAGACAATGCCAGCGAGGCCGTTAAGGCCCTTGGAGGCGAGCTTCGGATTACCTACCGCCTAGAGCCCTAAAGCCACTTTCAAAGCTGTCCATTTCTTCAGCTCTTGTTCATGGTGGCTGGTCCATTCGGCAATGGCATCACGCAGCCCTTGCTTGACGCTTTCTGGATCATCATTGCAAAGTAGCTCTTGCATGGCCTCGCTAAGAGCTTCCACTTGTTGCTTATACCAAAGGTCTTCCATGAAAGGGCCGCATTAGCAGCTCCAGCTTAGCTTAATAAGATCCGCCGTCAATTTCCACTCCATCAATTGTTCCACCAGTAATCGCCACGCTATTTGCGGCCTGAGTGGCCATTGTGCCTAGCCCTAGTGTGGCGCGAGCAGCCGAGGCATCGGCGTCATCGATTAAAGAACGACCATATGCAGATAAATCCGTGGTAGCAGCAGTTGTAGAGCTATCAAAGTATGGAAGCTTATTAGCTGCTTGCGTAAGTCCTGCAAGATCAGCAAGAATATCGCTATAAGCTTGTACGTTAGAGCCAATGGCAAGGCCCAAATTACTGCGGGCATCACCTGCTGAAGTTGCGCCAGTGCCCCCATGTCCCAAGCCAATGGCCGTGCCCTGCCAAACGCCAGTGCTAATCGTGCCCAAACTTGTCAGGCTAGAAGAAACAATGGCAGAACCAAGGCCAGAGCTAGTTAAAACAGTGGTATTGTTAATTTTATAAGACTTACCACTGGCTAAATCAAGATGCTCACTGCTTGTCCAACAATCAGACGCATCCACCCAATTAAAGGTTTTATCAGTGGTGCCTTTTAGCGTGATGCCACCACCATCAGCCGTGGCATCACTAGGACTTGCAACGCTACCAAGTTCAAGATTTTTATCGTCAACAGTAACAGTGGTGCTATTAACAGTAGTAGTGGTGCCATTAACGGTAAGATTGCCGCCAACAACAACATTGCCTGTAGTGGTGATGCCGCTAACAGTGGGAAGACTAACCGTGCCCGTAAATGTTTTATTGCCTGTAATTGTTTGATTTCCGCTTAAGTTGACAAACGCACCATCGCCACCAATTGCAACAACTTGCGTGGCAGTACCACCAGCCCCACCAGTGCCATAACCATAATAAAGAATGCCATTTCCTGCATCGCTTTCGTTATAAGCAAGTTCTGCATTAGCCAGGCTTGACGGGGCTCCAGTGCTACCACCACTGGCGCGGCGCTTAATGCGAATGGTATTGGCCACTAGAAATTGCCCCCGTCAGTTAATGAAATGGAAGTGAAAGAAGAATTTGCCACAAACTTTTGGCTTCCTCCATCATAAACAAGAACGCTTCCGTCTATTTTGCTTCCAACATTCACATCAGAAAGATCGCTCAATGCTAATGTTTTCCATTGCGTATCATAATTAGCATTGCTTGTTTTTGCCAACACTTGACCAGTGGTGCCGCTGGGAATAATGCCTGGGCCAGGTACGCCCTGGGGACCATTTCCAAAATATTCAAGACTTACTTCTGGAGCCTGTTCTACGACAATAGAAGGGCTTGCGCTAGCTGAAACGACAATATTATTTGCCTCTTCATTGATAACAATGGAAGGAGAAGCTTGTTCGGAGAGATTGAGAATAGTGGTAGATTCTTGAACAATAACTGTCATTGAAAACTAAGCCCTCGATTAACATAGGCATTGCCTTCTACTAAATAATACACATCATTACTGGGTTCTGTCACTAAAATATCGTACTGGCCTTGCTCTGTAAGGCCGCTAGTACCAGAAGCTTCTAGGCGAATCTTGAAAATACCACTTGCTTGATTCACATAGGAAGCTATAAAATCCGCAAGTTTAGTTGTGCCAAGACGGTTATAAAGCTTGCTAGCAATGGTATAACCGCTCATATTAACTGGCACGCCAGAATCATCCTTATATTGCACCTGCAGCTCAAACGTGGCCCCTTGGTAAATAGTAATATCGTGCTTACCTGGCGTGATCATGGCAAGACTTTTCTTTCTTCTTTTCTCTCATCTTAATACAATTCCCTCCAACCAATCTTGCCAGTGGCTTTCATCGCCGTATCACATTGAATGGTTAGGGCCAAAATGCTTGTTTTATTCTATGGCAATAAAAAAGGCCCCTAGGGGCCTTTGTTTTACTTACCTTGTCCTCGCATGAGCTTACGTCCATGAGAAGGTTTACTATTTTTTCCTTGCCCTTGGCGAGTGCGTTTAGGCTTTTGGACGATAATGCGCTTAGACGATGAAGCACCGAGTTTGCTTTTGACGGCCAATGGAGGGCAGCGAAAAAAGAATACTAGCGAGCCCAGGGCACGCCAGCGCCTTTAGTGGGAGTTTTTTGCTCATCAATTTGAGACTGTAGGGCAGCTTCCACTTCTGCTTTTTTCTCTTCACCAAACTTGTCAAGCAACCAGCCCACTACAATTTCTTTGGTGAGATTGCCATAGGGAATGGCATCATCCTCTTCGGGCGGCTCAAGGCCAATGGAGCCATAGGCTCCTGAACGATAGGTGCCATCAAATGCATCAATCGTATAGTGAAGTGTGTAGACAATGCCGTCTGAAAGCGTGCGTTCAAGATTGGCAATGTTCCAGGAAAATTCAGTAGCTTGAGAGGCCATGGTCAAACAAAACGTTCTTAACTAGTTTAAAAGACAAATGAGCATTGGACTTAACAGCCATCAGTTAGCCCAGGACAGTCCGTCTTGGGTTTCGCGCTCAGGTTGCGCGATCTTCCAAGAAACGGTAAAGGAGGAAGTAGAAGTTTCAACCATGGTCAGTGGGGTTGTACGGCAAGTTTAGGCAGCGACAGCCTTGAGCACGCTGAAATTGAATACAGGCTGCTCTGTAGTCGTGCCGCCTGTAGTGGCAAAGCTGATCTTGAAGCTACCGGCGGCCACGTTGGTGACATGGATCATATAAAGATTGGTGCCACTTTTTTGGTTGACGATCACGGTGTCAGTAGCAGCCACCGTTGAATTGGTGACCGTGAACGATTGCCATGATGTAGAGCCAGCGGCAGACACCAATGTGATGGCACCGCAGATCCTGTTGAGTGTGACGCCTGTGGTGCGGCTGGTGGCTTGGGTGACGGCACCGCCTGCACCTGTAATGTAACCAATACCAGCGGTCGAGCTTTGCGTATGCAGTTTGCCGCCGCCAACAATGTCACCCCTAACGGTCAAGTCCTGCGCGACCTCGGCGCTGCCGTTGATATTGGTGGTGCCAGTCAGATCAATCGTGACGCTGGGGATGGTGTACTGATAAACGGTGTCGTTGGCCGTGCCGACGATATAGAACTTGGTGCCGTCGGGTTTGACGAATAAGCCACTTGGCGCAGTTTCCTCAGTGGAAACACTAAACACCGTCACAAAGGATGCTGTGGTGATGTCCCAAGGTGTTGTCAGGTTGTAGATATTCACGTCATCTCCGGTGCTTCCCATCACAAACATACGGGAACCGTCAGCGGTAAAACTAAGGGCTCGCGCAGTACTCTCTTGTCCGCTAACACTAAATGAATCAACACCAATGGCAGTTGCAGGATTCCAGGCTGTTTGTAGGAAATAGCAATAAACCGTGTCGTTAGTTTCACCAACAATATACATCTTTAGACCATCAGGCTTGAAAAACAATCCTGTGGGGATAGCCTCTTCCGTGGTTACTGAGAGTGAAACGCTGTCGTAGGACGCGCTAGCAATGCTCCATGGTGTACTTAACGTGTACTGGTCAACCTCATCGTTTGTACCGCCGACGACATAGAGCTTTTTGCCGTCATTTCTAAAGTACAAATCCTGCGGATTGGTGTCTTGGGAAGCGACTGAGAACACCGTGACAAATGTGGCTGTGGAAACATCCCACGGCGTAGACAATGTGTACTCGTTAATATCATCACCAGAGCTGCCGATGACAAACATCTTGCGGCCATCAGGGCTAAAGAAAAGACCATTTGGGTTAGTTTCTTGGCTCCCAACCGAGAACGACACACCGTCGTAACCGGCATTAGCAACATCGACGTCGCTGATGATGGTGTTACTGCGAATCGGGCCAACAAACCGCGAATCGCCGTTGACATGCAACAACGCCGTGGGCGAACTAGTCCCAATACCCAATCTGCCGCTGGAGTCGATGCGGGCACGCTCAGTGCCGCCTGTTTGAAATGCATGGCCACCCGTATTGAGGCCGGTTGAGTTGTAGGTGACAAGATTATTTGCAGCATCTGCTTGGATCTCAAGACGAGCACTATCAGTACCTGCGGCATTGAATTGTTCAAGGCGAAGCAAAACTGCAAGTGTGTCGCTATTTGCAGCCCTAACATGAAGCCTTGCAAAAGTGCCGCTAATTGCACCGATGCCCACATCCCCAGAGCTATTAATCCTCATCCGCTCCGTCGGTGAATTTGCATTATTGGCGGTAGTCGAGAACGTTAAGAAGCTTCCCTTTGCTGTTGATGTCCAGGTTTGACTTGCGATGGCTGCAATTTCAGCGCCACGATCATCGCTCGTGTTACCAAACTGAATGCGACCAAGCGTGCCGCTAGCGGGAACATTTGTGGTTGGGTGAGCAAGTTTGATTTCACCGCCAGTTCCACCAGGAGCGCCACTCCTGCCAAGAAACACAGCAATAGCGTCGGCAGTGCTCGAAGACGTGCCAACTAACAGGCGTCCGCTGGAGTCGATGCGGGCGCGTTCGGTGGTTCCAGTTTCAAACGAAAGAACACCCGCAAGATTTCCAATGCTGGCTTGAGTTGAAGAACCAGC